CCAATGTTCAAGTGGCCAGTTGTGTATATTTTTAAACATTTATTTCCAATTATCAATGACAAATTGGTCTGAACAATTAAGTGGATTCGGTTCTCCATGAAACACTGCTACTTTATTTTCGCTTATTACTGCTGGAGGTTTTCTAAAGAACCATTTGCCATCTTTATTCCTTAATTTTGTATCTTTAAATCCAATCATTTCCCATTTATATGAACGTATCCAATCATCAGGAAACCAATTGATATCATTTACGGCACGTTTTGTAATCCAATCTTGGTCACCATGGTTTCTTGACATTATTTTGGTAGGATCAGTTTTAAATTCATTCCACAGATAATCCATAGTTCCTGATTCAAAACGCATAACACTTGAGTTACTCATTTTCCAATCTTTCATTCTGCATCTGTTAAAGTCTCTTATAATATGAAACTTGCCAGGATTGTGTGTGAACAAAGGATCAATGTTGTTGAATATAATAACATCTAAATCAAAAAAAAGTATATTTCCTTTAACAGGCATTTCAGGAGAAAACATCCACAACTTGCTCCACCAAGTTTTTATTCCTGGCTCTTTTGGTAGTCTTACTACATTTATATCTGGATCTAATCCATTTGGATCATCTGTAAGGCAATGAAATTGATAAGGCACTGTGGTATGCCTTTTGACCATGCTGTTTAATACATTCGCATATTTAGAAATGTACTTGTTGCCCCATTTAACGCAAATTACGTGATTCATAACCTTTTTTCAAATAATCTATTTGTATTTGTTTCCAATCTTCACTGTCCAATGTATATGGATACTCGTCTTCCCAACTTCTTAATCCAATAACATTAATACTACTAATATTTAAATTACTACTCATGTCTTTATAAATTTCAAGAAAAGATTTTGAACCAAATGCAAGTTTCATATCCACTTGTCCTATTTTAATGTACCCTAAACTTAATTTTGGATCATTCCAATCAAATCCGTTTTCAGATAACCATGATCTATAATCATCCATTTCTTCTTTTTTAAACCTATCTTTTTCAGTGATTGTTTGTCCCCATTCAATATCAAACTCTCCACTATAATATTTTTGGTGATTTATTTCAGAACAGGTTGTTTCATCCATTTCTGGTGCATCTTCATCTCTCCAAACTTCGTAAAGTGTTTTTCCTACCTGACTCCAATGTAGATATACTCCTCCTAATTCTCTATCATATCTGTTTTGTTTGAATAATTCATAATCTTCTTCATGTAAATCATATCTTGGTGCATTTAAAAAAGTTGTAATTTGACTGCATCTCATCCATTCAGGTTCGATCTTACTTTTTCTATAGGCATGAACCCAACTTTCTATTTCGTGACAAAGATTGTTTAATTGTCTTATGGCATATTTGGTTTTATAATCTGCCTGTTTGTAATAGTTTGATAATTGCCATGCAGTGCCTTGCAAATCTTCAAAATATCTATGTAATAAATTACAAGCATCGTGTTTTAATCTTAAACCTGGAGTTTTCATTGGATCATTATCTATCATATAGCCAATTGGTAGTTTATCACTGTATTGGAAATCGTCTACAGTAAAAGGATGTATGTTTTCATAAGGAGGATCAAAAGCAAATGAATTTATTTGAGCAATATTTTTATTAAGTTCTTCAACAAGATAGTGTAAATTCCTTTTTGAATCGGCCCAGCCTAACCAACAAAAGTTTTTTTCTAGTATTCTTTTATTTTTAAGATTATCTTTTAAGGCATCTAAAAAACGTTGCCCTAATGGTGTATCGTAAATGTGTACTCTAAGTTGTTTGTTATTGAGTTGAATAACTATATTTTCAAATAGTGTTTTATGTTCTACTGTAGATGGCACTGTTCGCTCCGTGTTCTGCACATTCCACACTTTCGACATAACATCTATTGTTTGTTTTTTCTCTGATAAGTTTGTCTGCAAAGTTAAAGGCGTGTTCGGCAAATTTTTCTGCACCAACACCATCAAAAGTAACAATACTCATAAGATCTAATGCTTCTAGTTCTTTAAATTTTTCTAGATGCGGATCATTTATGTCTAATGCAGTTTTATGATCAAAGTGATCCTCCAACCATTTCTTTAAAGGTTTTAATCCACCAAAGTCTACTGCCCAATTTTTGTTGTCTAGGTCATTACAACCAAATGTAAATTTAAATTGTAAACTGTATCCATGCAACAAATGGCAATGAGAATGATCTGCGTTAGGTTGTCTAAACACACAGGCAAGTCCTATATTGTGTCCATATGTTTTAGTTGAGTAATAGGTCATTAATGTAATCTCTTATTGATATCGTCAATATTGAATCCCAATTCTTCCCCTTTTTCTCTTATTCTATCTGTGAGTTCGTTTGGAATATTTAATTCGCCATCCATTATAGATTTTAAGAAATGGATCAGCACAGTAAATTCAGGTTTGTTAGCAACTGTTTCTGGATCAATTCCGTTTTTTTCCATCGCATTTAACATCGCTTCTGAAACATCTACTAGTGCCTTAATACTGATGCTGTGTTTATCAAAATGTGTCATTATGTTATTATACTAGGTTTTGTAGGTGTTTTAATTGTACTAAAAACCCTTTTATATTCCTCTTTAATTTTATCATTAATAAAAGCAATAGAAGTAATTTTATCTTTTGCAATATTGATAGGTTCGTCTTGTCTTGCTGTTGAGAAAAATGTTCCAAATGCTAGACCCTGAGGACCTTGCATTAGTACAAGTGCTTTCTCGATACTAACATATGAGTCTGCTCCGCCTTTATATTTTGCAATTACTTCTTCTCCTGAAGCAAGTTTTAGAGTTATATGATCTCCATCTTTTATATTTTGAAACATATTACTATTATAAACGTTATTTAGATTTTGTCAATTGCTTATTGACCCATTTTGCAAGACCTTGATAAGATTCTTGGAAAACGTGTTTGTGTGCTTTCCATTCATCTGGCATTTTCCAATTTTCTTCATTTACCACGACCCATCTACAATCAGAATGCTCAAAAAGTTTGTTAAATTGATAAATCCAATATCTCGGATCAACTGGTCTTTTTATATAAGTGTATCCTGTTGTGCCTTTGTAAATGTTATTGACATTTTCGGGTTTCTTTTCTTTACCAAGTCCCCATAAATCCATACCTACTAAAAATATTGCTTTGGGTTTGAAACTCATTCCTACCAATGCGGCAAATTGTCCAGTGCCCCAGTGAAATGGTTCGTCTTGTCTCTTATCTCCTTCGTAAGGCAAATCGGGAACCTTTTTAACATTAGGCCAAAAAGCAAATTGCTTGTACCAATTTTCTCGAGTATAGATTGTTGTATTTTTTCCACAAGTATTTGCGGCTTCTTGACACATATGGCGATCACAGGCCACAATGTAATCTAGGTTGTGATCTCTGAATATTGCATTACAGCCAACCACAGTGGTAATACCTTTTAACAAGGTTATATCAAATCCACGTCTTGATTCTCCATTGCCTATTACACTTACAAACTTGGTCATAACACTATTTAATCACCCCTTTAAACGCACACAGACGTCTTTATACGCATGGTAAAAGGTAGTCTGGATAAGTTATACATTCTAATTATTTTCAACTGTTAAATGCCATATGGTAGCATATTGATTCCATGCTTTTTGTAATGATGGATTGTTTCTTCGAAGTTCAATAGCACTCGGTCCTATCATTTCTTCTTCATTTTGTCCTAATTCTATATCCTTTGCTAATTGGCTTTGACTGACCATTTTACCACGTGTACCATTTTTATTTTGTTCGTAGATAGTTTCACCACCGTCTGGTGATACAAATAATTTACCACTTTTTCTTTTCATTAAAATGCAACCTCGTATCCATTTTTAATTGCGTCTTCATATCGTTCATCAGCATCAGGAAGACCGCAAGTTATTGTTTCTTCTGTATTTCCCCAACTGTAAAAGTATGTTATCTCTGCCCATTTTCTTTTCCTATAGATTGTGAAAGAAATACTATCATCTCCTTTGATTAAAATTTGGGTTTTTGCTTTCATTAATAATGCTCATTGTGATCTGCACCAGGGTGTGCGTGTCGAATTCCACCTTTGGATTCTGCATCTCCGTTTTGTCTTGGAATGAAATGTATGTGTGGCCATAAGATAGTTTGTCCTGCACAGTCTCCAATATTCATACCAATATTGAATCCTGCCATTTTACCTTCTTTTACCCATTCCTTGCCACAGTAATAAGCAAGTTTGTAAGATTCGCCAATATATTCTGCTGTATCTTTTTTTGGAATAAAAAGTGTGTGTCCTTTTACACAAGGATATTTGTCTTTAAAAACACCTGTGTATTCATTTTCAAAAATTGCTGTGTCATTACCTAACCAGGTAGATTCTTCATAACAATTAATTGGTTCTCTGGGTTTCTTGTAGGTATGTTTTGGCGATGGCATTCGTTTCTATAATTCCTATGCTTATATTACTAGAGTTTGGCCTATATCGCAACCTAATTTCTTTCCACATTTTTGTTAGAGCGACACTTGAATTATATTGTTCTAAACCTAATAATTGAATAATCGCTTTTCTAACTTTTTCTGCAGGCCCATGTTTTTTACAAGTGTCGGATCTACCAATGTCTACAACTTTGTCGTTTATTTTTATTTTGTATACACAACGTAATTTGATCCATTTTGTAGTAGGAGTTTTAGAATGTCTTAATTTTCTACCTTCAAACTTATAAAAATCTTTTATCTTATACCATTTAATCATTTGATACCCAACTGTTTATAAACTTTTTGTACTTTTTTTGCCTGGAAATAACAATCTTCTAATGCATTGTGCATACCTGTTCTTTTTTCATTTGGATCTCTTGGTACTAAACTAAACAAAGTTCTTGAATCTCTGATTTGCCAGTATTGCCACGGAACTGGATGTCCTAATTGTTTGTATATGTTTTGTAATATTGCATAATCAAACAAAGGACCTTGGCACCAAAATACATCTACACCAACAGACCATTTATTAATTGTTTTAACCATTTCGTCTAGACTAATTCTATCGTTATCACCCAATGCTTCGTCTGATATTTCTTTTGGTTGTGTTGACCACCAATCTAATGTTTCCTGCATTACTTCTCTACCTATTTTTGTTTGCGAATCAACATCTACTCTAAAATACATACCTTGAGATGGTTCTATAGAATTGTAAGGATCAAATTTAACACCGCCCACAGTTAAAATTGTAGCCTCAGGATTCGTGCTCAATGTTTCCAAATCTATCATTGCATGAATCATATGTATTGATCCTTCTTTCTTGGGTTTGGTTTTGTTTCCATTAATGGATCATCAATCTCTTTTAAAATTTTAACTTTACAATTTGGAAATCTATCTGCTATGCTATCTTTAGAGTCCGAGTAAACAAAAGTTTTTATTTTTTTGTCCGCAGGAAAATTTAATTCTATGCTCCAACACTTTGTCATAGTAAAATTATACTATAAATTTGGTATTTGTCAACTATAAAGGTTTTAAATTGCTTGGTAAATCAAAACGTTTTTGAAGATCAGGCTCTATTCTTAAGAATTCTTCCATTTCCATACAGTGAATTTCACCTGATGATTGAGGATAGGTTTGAACGTAATAGTTTTTTATACCCGCTGAACTAAATTTACAATGCTCGTAAGAATCAAAATATACATCTTTGTTGTAAGATAAATCACACGTACCGGATATGCACACTATGATTATCATTATAAATTTCATTTCTTTCTCCTGACCAAAAAATATTTAAGTTGTTTGCTGAATGACTAAAGTGAGTGTTTATTTGCTAAACTTGTCAGACATTTTGTTGATTAACTCGAACGCAACCTTGACTTTTTCTTCAAGCACTTTAATTCGATAGTGTGCCTGTGCTAAAGTCACAATTAGCAATATGAAGGCCACAAAGATGGGCCATAATTTAGATAATATTGTTATTGCTTCTACGTCCATTATAACTATTTATAATTCTATCTATCCACCGTATAAACTTTAATTGGCTCTGTTTTACCTTTAACTGTGATGCTATCTATGTATTCAAAAGGAAATATATCTTCTATTCCACACCTTGTATTTTCAGAAATTACTAGAGTTTTACCTAATGTTTTGCTTGATGATTCTAGTCTAGAGGCTAAATTTACTGCATCACCTATTACAGAATAATCAAACCTTTGATCAGATCCCATGTTACCAACAAGTGCTTCACCTGTGTTAATACCTATGCCTATATTAATGTTAGGCAAACCTTCTGCAGATAATTCTGCATTTAATTTTGCTAATTCTGTTTGCATCTGTGACGCTGTCATCACTGCTAACATTTGATGATCTTTTACATCAAGTGGTGCATTCCAAAATGCCATAATACAATCACCCATGAACTTATCTATCGTTCCACCGTTGGCAATTACAACGTTAGTCATGCGTGTTAAGAATCTGTTAATAAGTTTTGTAAGTCCTGCTGGATTACTTTTGTATCGTTCAGAAATAGGAGTAAAGCCACGTATGTCTGAAAACATAAATGTCATAGTTTTTGTTTCACCACCCAATTTTAACAGTGATGGATCTTTTTGTAATTTCTTAACCATTGCAGGTGCAAGGTAGTGTTCAAATTGTCTTTTAATTTGTAATTTTAATCTGTTTTCACGTGCAAAGTTATTGTATATTAAATGTCCCCAAACCAAAGTTATAATCACAATAGGTGTTAACCAATCTGTAAGATATAATTTTGCATTCCATAGATAAGCACTCGTTCCAAGCACAATAGTTAGATAGAATATGAAAGGTACGAAACTCCATAGCACACCAAGTCGTGGAACAATAACTAGGAACAATATACCTCCTAGTATAACAAATGCCCACTCCATGTTCTCTAACCAATCAGGTCTACTAATAAATTTTTTTGATAACAATGTTTCAGTACTGATAGCCATAATCTCGTGTGTGTTTTTTAAGCCATTAGGAGTAGTAACAAATGTTGAACCTTTGAATGTTGTTCCAATAAACACAATCTTGCCTTTCATGCTTGACCAGTCTTTATCTGTGTAATCTATTCTTGGAATATGATGTCGGAAATCAATCCAAATGTTGTCTTTTGCTTTGGTTTTGAATTTGATAACTTTTAATATTACTTCTGGAATAGAATTTTCAAGTGGCAGTTTTCTGATAGTACCGTCAATATCAACAGGCACATCTACGTTACCTATTGCAAGTGCTTTTCTCTTGATGCTGATTAGGTTTTTAACGTCATTTGTTTCTGTAAGAATAACTGGATATTTGTCTATCATTTTAAGGAACATTTCATCTCCACCTAGTCTATCCTTGTGTGCAAATACGACTTGTAAGACTACCAATGCGGCACCGTTCCTGTATGCGTTAACAATGACTCGACCAAGATAATCTCGTTTCCATGGCCACTGTCCACCCTTCTTTAAAGCCTTATCGGATAGGTCTAACAAAATTAGACTTTTTGAATCAAAATGTTGGCCAAATTTTTGATAGGAATCAAACGTGGTCAGTTTTGCAGACTGAATAGGAGTAGGATCTATCCATTTAATGACCAATAATATCAATAAAGTGACACAAACTGTCCATGTACTTGTTAAAAATTTTGACATACTTACGGAATATTTAAGTACATATAAAACCACAATCAAATAACATAAATATTGTGGTAAAAGTACTTTATGAAAAAAATAAAAATTTTAACACCAATTTTGATAGTCTTGTTTATGTTCACAGGTGTAAATGCCAGTGAAATAACATTTGAGTTCGGCAGTCCATCTTTTAGTGGATCTGGTAAAAGTTCACATTATTTGACAATTGAAAATATTGAAAAAACAAGAAAAGATGCTATTAAAGCCGCTGAAAAGGCCGCAAAAGAAAAAGAAGAATCAGATGCAAAAAATACTGCGATTGCAAAATTCAAAGCAAATTTAGAATCAAGATTTTACACTGCTCTAGCAAAACAAATTACAACAAACGTATTTGGTGCTGACGGTTTACAACAAGACTCAGGCACATTTACATCACCAATTGGTGGAGAAGTTGTAACTTGGGAGACACCTGCGAGTACTGGTAATGTTACAATTACTGTAACTGAAACAGACGGAACTGTAACTACGTTTACAATGCCGAAGGAAGATTAATAATGTTTAAAAAATTAGCATTTATATTTTTAGCAAGTTTACTCTTGGCGAGTTGTGCTGGAAGACCAGATTTTGATGTCAAGGTTCAAACTCCGGTAGCAAAAACATTTATAGAAGTACCTGAGTTAGATGGCGATCCAGTAATAATTGCTGTGTATGATTTCATAGATATGACAGGACAAAAGAAACCAGGTGGTAATTTTGCATCAATGAGTACAGCAGTAACTCAAGGTTCATATCAACTTTTAATTAAAGCATTACAAGATGCCGGAGAAGGCAAATGGTTTAGAGTTGTTGAAAGAGCAAGTCTACCAAGTCTATTACAAGAAAGAAAACTTATTAGATCAACAAGACAAATGGCAGATGGTGATAATGCAGAACCATTACCGGCTTTATTATTTGCTGGTGCTTATATTACAGGTGGTATAGTAGGTTATGATTCAGATACTAAATCAGGCGGAATAGGTGCAAGGATTTTAGGTGTACAAGCAAATACAAAATACAGACAAGATGTTGTTACTATTATTTTGAGATTAGTAAATGTACAAAGTGGTGAAGTTGTTATATCAACAACAATTGAAAAAACAATATTCTCAACAGGTAGAGGTACAGATGTATTCAAATATTTTGATGCTGACACAATGTTGTTAGAATCAGAAGCAGGAGTGGCTAGAAATGAACCAGTAACTTTTGCAGTAAGAAAAGCGATAGAGGCTGGTGTTGCTGAAATTATAACACTAGGTGCTAACAAAGATTTATGGAAAATTAAACTTCCACCTGAACCAATTGTTCCAGAACAAGTTGAAGATGCTGATGAGGAAGTTGTTACAGAAGAAAAAGTGGATTTAACTGTAGAACAGACTACAATAAAAGTTAAAACATATGAAGAATATCAAGCAGAGAAAAAAGCAAGAAAAGAATTAATTAAAGCACAAAAAATTGAAATTGCAAAATATAATGAAGAACATGGCACAAAATTCAAAACTTGGGATGAATACCAAGCACATTTAAAACACATAGCCGCTTTGGAAATAAAATTTCTTGAAATGGAAAATCGCAAGGCACTTATTCAATTAACAGATGAAAAAGATGAGAAAGCCGCATTGGAGGTTGCAGATGAGAGCGTTACTATTGAGTCTAATACTGATACTAGCAACAGCGATTAATTGCTATGCGAGTAACTCAGTCTACATAAAACAAACGGACCAAACAAATAGTACTGTCTTTATAAAACAAGACGGTTCATCTAATACAATTGGTGTATCTACATCTGTTCCTCTATTAATTCAAGGTAATAATGTAGATATAATCATTAAACAAATTGGAAATTCAAATGATATAGGACTAGACTTTGACAATAGTCAGCCTGGATTCATGGGAACTAACATGACTTTTGATTATACAGTTACAGGAAATTCAAA